ATGATTTATATTGGGCTTCCCCAGTGGTCGCACCCGAAATGGGTGCGCCTTGGCATCACCAGCCTTGAAGAGTACGCCCGCCACTTTTAACTGCGTGACGCGGTAAATTTAAAAATCGACAAATATCGTCCAGGAGCGCCATTTTTAATGGCTGGAGATAGCATCCAACATATGTTGTTTGCAATATTTGGCGACTTTTGCTGATTTCTCATGCCCCATCCATGCCCCATCACGCTTTGTCATGCCAAATCCCACCAAAGCAATAGCAACTAAACAACCGCGTTGTCCTGGCGCACATCGCAGATAGTAAACGTCACGACGCCGATGACGGTGACATCATCGAGAACATCTCCCTCGATCGCTTCTCCATCTTCGGTTATCAGTGACTTTCCTCTCAGCGTGGCAAGCTCCGTTCCGCCGCCGTGCTGGATAAGCAGTTGGCTTCCCTGCTTTGGCTTCAGGGAGATGTCCAGCACAACATAACCACCATCCCTTTCGTAAAGGCGGGTATTTGGCCCGACATTGCAGATCGAGTTAACGGTCAGCCGCTGTTCGGTATAGTCCGTTGCCGGTGATGGAAAGCCCATTACAGAACCCTCCCCATGTTGGCCATCATCCACAGCCTGTTTTCGCTATGGTCAGGCGTCTTATCGACGAAATACGTTTGCTCGCGCGCTATCCAGGCGTTAGCTTCCACCTCGGAAAAGTGGATGCCATGCTGGCGCAGCGCGCTAACAAAGTCGCGGGTGTGAAGGTACTGGAACCCCTTGGAGCTGCGCAAAACCGACTCGCGGAAAGCCGCGGCGATGTCTGACTGTCGAAGCATGATCTGCCCTCCGATAAACACTGTTTTTATATACAGTAGTTATCATCGCGAGATCATTCAAGCATTTTTGCCTTCCATGGCGTCAGTGCTACTGGTTGTTATCCAGCCAGTATTGCATCCATGCGTCGGCCATAATATTGCAGGCAAAGGTATACTCTGAGAATGTCGTTGAAATCACAGAGTAAAAATCCAGGTCCCACAACTTAATCTGCCCATTGGTATTTGACCCGCCGTACTCGTCGAAGGCGCCCAGCAGTCGCTCCGCAGCCTCAAGGCATGAATTATCGCCAGAGTGCAGGAGCGGGTACAGCATGAACCCAACTGTTGTTGGCTGACCGCGACGGGATTCTGCGATGCAGTAATCCACTTCTTTCAGGCCACCATATCCAGATACGGATTTCAGCGCGTAGGACCGCATATCCAGAACAGATGCTCGACCGGCGGCTTTACATCCAACGAGATAGTTGTTCCACGCATACATCTGATAGTGAAGGTAGCGACGTTTCGGAATGGTTTCCTGAACGTTATCCGTGATAATTCCTTTCACGCCCGCAAAATATGTTGAACTGGAGAATTGACCATCAACCATCGTCATCGCCGCCGTGTAGTTCCCGGATGGGTCAATGCCAGCGGATACCGCCATTGCCCACGAACGGAACGCTGCTGCATAAAAGTTGCTGTTTGCTGAACCAACAGTACCGAATGCAGAATAGCAATCAGCGGCCATATTACCGATAGCTGTCTTTAACGCGGTTTGTTTTGCCGTGTCACCATTCATAACCGCCAGTTTGTACAGCCACCACAACTGCGGCAGTACCAGGCGCGACGCAAACTGCAGAGATTTAGAGTCAGCGGCAGCGCCAAGATGAATATTACCAATACCGCCATACCAGGTCGTTGCCCAGGCATCAAACTTCGCATAGACGGTATCCAGCGTGCCGATTTTCAGATGCAGCATGCGCACGATATCGCCCGCAATCGTGTTAAACATCCCGTTTCCGTTGTCGGTACTACTCGCGTCAAGAGCATTCCATGCCGCGATACCGCTGATAATATCCCCCAGGCGGCTGGCCAGTTTGGCCTGGCGAACGCGGGGGTACACGGACGACAGTGAGGCAAAGCCCACAACCGGATTCAGCTCAACGTTGGATAGCGCTGTGGCATCAGAAAGACTCTCGTTCAGGTTGACAGTAAACGAAACCGGCCACGTCCATCCCGCTGGCGCACCAAGGGTTGTTGTGCCTGAACCGTACGTAGCCCCCGCCTGCCATCCACCATCAAATCGCACATAAGTGGCATTCGCCGTCAGTCCGGCAATCGGTGGTCGGTTTCCTAATGTCGATGCTTCAGCGGAATCGCGGATAGTGTCACCACCTGCGTTACGGATAGACACCGAACGCAATACGGAGTTATCAGTCCAGATCGCGTTGTACTCGTTACGGTACGTTTTTGTAGCCGTCGAGTTCAGTTGAATGCGGGTCATGCAGCCAAACAGGGCATTAGCCGCCAGTGCCGACTGCAGGCGAGCAACGGCATCAATCTGTACGTATCCGTTTTTGAACACCCGCGTACGGTAGGTGTGTTTAATCAGGCCCGCAGCTATCGCCACGTTACCAGTCATGGCACCGTTATAGAAGGTGGTTTCGATCTCAGTGAACACCGGACCGTCACTGATAATTTTGTACGCATAGTTCGTGTAGGTCGCCTCCACAATAGACCAGGCTGTACCTGTGACAGTGATATACAACTGCTGGCAGATTTTGGTATAGAGAACGCTGTCCCGTGTTAGTTTATACGGCAGCCAGCCCACTACACTGTCAAAACGCACCTGCGTTCCGTCATCTGCGGTTACCAGCAAGCTGGTTGCTGTTTCCTGGTTCGTCCTGTTATAGGAAGATGCATTCTGTTGCGTTGGGTATGCCTTCAACAGATATTTTTTCGAGGTATTAGCCGCGATGTTATCCAGGAGCAGCAACTCACCACTGCGGAGTGATCCATCCTCCCAGTAGCTTAACGTGCTTCCTCTCCGTGGGTTAAAATCCCCCTCCCCGGCCCACTGGGATGGATATGCCGTTCCGTCTGCATCCGTCACTACAATACAGCGATCGCTCGGCACCTCTCCCTTATTGAATTTACATTTAATTGCTACAGGGCGATTCCCTGTGGCGTAGTCGGCCGTATTTTTCACTACAACTTCATAGCGGCCATATGTCGTATTAATATCTGTTGTCAATTTGGGCCCACTAAATGTACCGGTTAACGTCACATTCCCGTCTGTCGTCAGAGTGACGGCACCGGAAGCCAGCTTGAAGAGATTGCAGAAAGTTTTTGCTGCGGATACTGCCGTTACCTGGCTAAATACGTACCCCGCCAGCTTATCCACCACATATTGAATAACCCCTGCGGTGGTCAGCGCATAGCCTGCTGCCGTGACGTCCGCATTCATCAGGGCAACAATCAGGCTGCCTGTGGCCGATTCATACGTGACACCTCGCGTAGTGCCGGTGAAAATTGTTGACGGCTGGTACGCGTCGAAATACCCCGCCCTGTCCCGGATGATCCGCGTTGTGTCGGCAGGAAGCTCCCCGGGGAGGGTTGTGGGGATTTTGAACGTAGTACGGCCTGTTCCGGTATTAATACTCAGTGTGTTGAGTGTTAACGGCTGAAACACAAAATCGACATACGGCGTTGTCAGGACGGCGCCAGCGGTAGATTCGCCTTCCAGCAGAGTTATGCTCTGTGAAGTACCAAGGCCGTCGGTCATCGTCATTACCAGGCGGCGTACGTTCGTGGAAAGTGACAGCTTATTCAGCGTGAAAATACTGCCGCCGTTCATCGTGGCGCTATAAGACACCTGTGATCCATAGTTGCCCACTGAGCCGATATTAGTCTGGTAATCCCGCAATTCGAGATTCAGCTCCCGCAACCTGTCGGCAGCATACGCCTGAGAATTTGCAGCAATATTCACGGCATTGGCGTTTGACTGCATTTTCCCCACGTCAAGAGACAGTTTTTTTGTCACCTGAATAGTCGCCGTACAGTTCTGGTCGGTAACTGCTGTCACCGCCCCCGCCTCTGAGAAAAACAGGGTGTATTCAGGCAGCGTCTGAGAAGCGGTGGATTTCTGGCTGAGGATAATCCCGCCGTAAGTATCCCAGAAATACTTCTGCGCCCCTTCCGTTGTGTCGGCATACCCAGCTGCAATCATCACCGTACGTGATACAGCGACATACAGCAGATCGTTAGCGGCATCAAAAGCAAGCGTATCTACAGTGTAGCTATATGCAGACGATGCTATGCCGATCGGGATTCTGTTTTTACGGTCGCGCAGCACGCGCGCCTCTGTAGCAGAAAAAGCCCGCGGGAGTTTAATTGACCCTTTCAACACCCAGGTGTTAAACGTACTGGCGGAAACACTATCAACAATGAACTGGCGCATTGCCACGTCATAATACGGGGTTGTCAAAACACCATCGGTCAGCGTTTCCCCGTCAAAAAACCCCTGACTGAACAGCGTCCTTCCCGCTCCCGTTAGCGTCAGAGTGCATGCGGCTGTAGCAAAAGGAGTAGAGAAAGAGGAAATGGACAGCAACACGCGATCCGCATAAGTCGCCGATCCGTTCAGTACCGATGAGCCGCCGGAAGAAAACGCATCCAGATACTGGGTAAAGTCTGCAGCCAGCGTACGCCGGTCTGGCATACTCATTCCGTGTAACTGGTTATCACGAACAGAGGAAGCGGTTGCCACCTGCCCAGCCGCAATCAGTGCCTGGTTAACTGAATTCTGCGACGGCATTTTCCGCCCGGTAGGCTGCAGCGTCCCGGCAACGTTCATCACCTCAACCGCAAGAGCGCTGTCATCCGGGCTGCGGTAATACGTGGTCGAGCCAACAGGGATATTCACGATATCTGCCTGCGCAGCTGCTAACGTCATGTATTGCTTGCTGAGCGGGATCAGATTTTGATGGATGCCACGCCAGGTGTAAAGCAATTCGCCTGCGCGGTCAGGGAAGACCAGCGCTAGGCTATTCAGCAGGTTATCCAGGCGAGTGGCATTATCGAGCAGCACCGCAGGCGAACTGCTCCCAAGAGGCGGATCAAAGGCCATGTTTTTTGCTCCAAAAAAAGGCGTTCGCCCAAACGAGGGTTTGAGCGAAAGAAAAGTTGAAAGGGATTTTTTTTGGTATTAAGCAGCGTCGCCGGGGTATGTGGCGTCGTCGTACTGGTAGAAAATTTCTTTATATTCAGGTGCAGTAATCTGACAGTTGCTGTCACCTGATGGGGCAACCTCCTGGACTATCCCATGCCGCGCACCCTTTTCACTGTCGCAGAACAATAACTTCGGCAGATCAATATCTGGGTCGTCCATAATCCAGTCGCCGGGATGCAGGTCGTCGTTGTACGGTACCGTCAGCGTGAAATCATCTACCCGTTGCGGCGTTAGCATTCGCGATGATGGTCGACCGTCCTGAAACTGTATCCAGCAGCGAGGATTCGCGTAGCTCCAGTCCAGTGGCTCCGTGACGTGCAGCGTGATTTCCTGGAAGTCGTAAATCATCGCGTCAATCAGGCAACTTTGGGTTTTCCCGGTTGGAATGTCGTCGGACAAAATGATGTGATCACCGAAATCATGACACCATCCCAGCATTGAAGTCGTAGCCGTATACGTTCGGCGTTGGTGGAGATATTTCATTAACCGACGCATCCCGATACGCCAGGCGCGATCTGCAGTCATGGCAACATCAATGGTGTATGCCTCCGTTTTGCGCGGAAAAGGATTTCCCGGCGTCCGGCACTGTACGGTTTCCTCCGCCCAGGTCACAGGGTTGATATATTTCACATCCACGCCATCAAAATCATCCTCCGACGGGACCCTGAATGACGTCTGCATTTCCTCGACGGTATCCTGAGGAGTAATGATCCCTGTCCAGCTTTTGACGCCCTCTCTCCCGACAGAAAGCAACCCGTCAGACAGCAGAAAATATCCCATGCCAGCCTCTGCAATTTTGTCGAAAATATCCTTTGCTGACGTGCTGTCACTGCTTGCCTGGTGATCAAAATATTCGCCCCTTGGCGTCCAGTAGGTCTCCTCCAGCATACTGAGTGCCGCAATGTCGATCTGGTCGTCGCGATATCCCAGACTGCGGGCAAGATGCAGGAACGCACCGCTGATTGTCCTGTCACCACCGCCATCATAATTCCGCGTGGCGACAACACTCACACGCTTGTCTGACTGCGCCGCCAGCTGGCCGCCGGTTTCAACCGTGATCCCTATTGTTGATATCCCAGCGTAGGAGGTCGGACGGGAAAGCAAACGACCTCTGAGCGCCTGCCAGAACATGCTGTCTCTCGCGTTGTTGCTCCCCTGCTCGTTACGGCGGCGGCATCGAACCTCTACCAGCCCGGGAGAGGACAGATCAAAACGCTCTGTAAAACCGAGGCCATTAATGTTTTTAAGCGCGTAAACCCCTGGCTTACTCGTCCACCCTGATCCGGAACCATAAACGCGATACTGGATTTCATACTCGACATGGCGGACCCGCTTATTCCCGTTGTTCTGGAACCCGCAAATTCCGTTTGGGAAAGCAAAGTTGACCTCGAAGGCGTCCACAACTTCATTTTGCGGGCAGGCCAGAAAGGGGCCTAGCCAGGTTTCATTATCGTTAATACCAGACGCGGCAAAATCCACGACGGTACGGGTCATAAAGCCTGACCAGGTGCTGTCGATGACACCGTTAACCACACGCTGTACGGTCGCAGAGGGGCCATCAGTAGACGCTATCTGGTATTCGTTGCCACGGTGCGCCAGGGAAATCCGCTGGGTTCCTTCCGGCAATCCGGAAAAGGCAGTGCCAGAATCGTATGCCAGCGTGACGCTGGTTGTTACCGCAGGGCTTCCGCCGCTGGAGGCTGCACCAGCAGTAAATACCGGGCTGTCACCAAATACTGATGCAGGCAGAAATGATGACGCAATGGAACCGCCACGCCAGGGGCTGGAGATCTCCACGATACGTATTACGCCACCATCATCCTGAGCAATCAGCCCTGAACCATTCAACCCGCCGTTAATCGCTGCGAGCAAGCCAGACATTGTGCCGTAGTTGGCGACCAGAGATATGGTATAGGTGATACCCTGCCATGTCAGAGCAAAGGTCTGGCTGGTTGTCGTAAAGTCATACGTTGACGGCGACGCACTGGCGCGTAATACCGCAGTCGCTCCCCCTGTTCCCGGAACAGCGTCCTGGTGAGGGGTATACGTGGAGATCTGCAGATCATAGTCAGTACCGTTAAACATTAGGGTGACAGGCATTCCGCTGAATGGCGCAATCTCTGACACGACGTCGCCTGTCAGCACGTTAAAACCGCCCTCGATGGATACCTGATAATTCACTGGCGCTTTCAGGGTGACAATTGCACCGGCGACCCAGCCAGGGGGAAGTTTGTTCTCATCCTCGTCTTCATCATTATCATCATCGACATCGAGGCCAGAAAACGAGACAGAGGCACCGCTGACGGTCATGGCATCAGCAACAATATCACTGGCTTCAGGGGCAGTCTGAGCCATATCGAGGCCGCTTCCGCTCGACGTTCCCCCAACTTCCGTTGAGTTGAACCATATCTCGCTGCGACGATCCCCGGCCACATTATCGCCGGGCCCATAGCTGGTATATGAAAAGCCCTCGCCTAAGGTCAGCGCCGGAGTTTCTCCTACCCGAAAATCTCCACCGGTATAGGAGAAACGCCCATATCCAAGGCAGACAAACATTTCTACCGTCATTCTGGTGGGATCAGCGGGGTCGAATCGCGTTACCGGCTGCACCAGGTAATCCGGGTAAATCCGGTTTCGCCCAAAAGCCTCCCTAACGGGATCGCCAAGCTTCGCTGTATTGGCTTTAGCCGGAGACAGATCCAGCGATGAAGCGTTACTGGATGAAAAACCGCCCAGCTCTGGTTTTGGGGCAAAGAATAATGCATAGGCCGTAGACGCAATGGATACGGCCACCGAAACCCACGCGGCAATTTCAAGACCCGTGCCATAAGGAATGGGATATATCCGCACATCACTGTCTGGCCGCAACAAACATAACGGCCATTCCGCCGGGGGGACTGCCTGGCCGTTCAGCTCGATCACGACAGGATGAGTTTTATCCTGTGAATAGCTCGGGACATTTCTGCTCATCCACTCATGCAGCGTCAGCACACCATGCTCGTGCGTTTCAATGGGTTCACCCGGTAGCCGGGACGGGTAAAACTTTATCGTCATTGCCAGAACTCCACGCGGTTAAAGCGACGGATAAATCGCGACAGTGGCAGAAACGTAACCCCCGAGCCTGGATTGCATTCCGCGACCTGCAACTGGTTATCGAGCATCACAACGATCCCGACATGGGAAACTGTTGAGCCCGAATAGCAAGCCACTCCGGCACCTTCACAGGGTTCACAACGTTTCAGCGAAAGCATCAGCTTTCTCGCTTCCCGGTCGAGGCCCCCGCCGTCTTTGGTCACACCTGCAAAATCCGGCCATTCAGGTAGCCCCAGGTCGCTGCGTATTTCATTCACAATGCCGAAGCAGTCGAGTAGCGGGTAGGCTCTACCGCCCTTCTGCCATTTAACAGAACGGTATTTATCAGGATTAAACATATTTGCCTCAGGTTAGTAACGTAAGCCCGGATGCTCGGCGAGGTTGTAACGTTTACGGGGCCAGGCTGTTTTGAGGACATTCATATAGCCTGCCGTGACCTGAACTGCTGTCGGGGTCCAGGAGCCGGATTTAATATCGAGCGTATACGGTGATGATGCCGGAGCAGACAGATCGGATGAAATGTACCGCCGGAATGTCAGCGTGGCTGATTGCATTTCATCCAGAATTTTATCGATCGCCTCTGAAACCCGTCCGTCAATATTGCTGATAGCAAACTTTAAATCCTGTGTCCCATCGGCGTTCCTGGCTGGTAAGGCGATATCTATCGCACTGGCATCAAACGTCACCGGCTGACCATTTTCCAGCGTCACTGAAACGTCATCCCAGCCACTGGTTAGCCAGTAGTTATCATCGCCTGCTGATATCTGCAGCGTATCGTGAATAACCTCCGATCCGCTGCTGGCATATAGTCGCTCAAGAATTGTCATGCTTCGGCCACTCTCTGTTTAGCGCAATATCCAGTAACGACTGGCCAGCCAGCCATTCCGGGTAATTCCCCCAGCCAGAAGGCGGTAAAGGGCGTTCCCATAATTCCAGCGTTGCGCTGTACTGCCAGTATTTTGGCGCGACCAGCGTCGGCCCTTCGTAAATATCCACGAACCTGGCTTTATAGGGCTTTACCCCGACTGGAGTCTGGAGTTTCAGATAGAACCAGGACTGGCCATCTTTAAGCGCATCCCTGAAAAACGCCTCAAACACCTGCGCCAGAGCATCAGTTTTAAAAATCCATTTAACCGATGCCTGGGTGGGTGTCGAGGTATATCGCCTTCGTTGTTGAGCGCGACCGGACGTCATCTCCGTTCGCAGTAAAGGTGATATGGGCTTAAACCCGTACCCGTCCATAAGCGGCATGGGCAGGTATTCATCCGGGTAGAAAATATCTGCCATGAATATTCCCTCCGGGCAGGTCTATCTTGGTTTTTTAGATTGGAGATTTGAATAAATAGCCCGACCGAATTTCTTCTGGGGGTTATTTACTTCGGCGGTTAAGGTGTTAACTATCCGCTGTTCCAGAGCGTCATTCCTTCGCTCAATTGCCTGCATCGTTATGTCATCCGGTTTACCGGTGAACGTACTTCTGGCATCTACGCTGACAGCAATTCGTGGCTGTGCCTGGATCTGCTTCGCAGCGTTCTGTACCGCCGGTGATTCCCGCCCAACAGCTCTGACCCCCAGCGAACCATCAGCGCCACGGGTAAGCGGCATGATGGCTTCCGGCCCGGCCTCGCCGAATACACCTGCCCCTTTCGCAAACGCAAAATATTGGGGAGTGCTGTAAACACCATTGCTGTATGCAGAAAGTGACGGAGAATCGTAAACGCCTCCGAGAGCGTTGAATGAAAAATTAGCTCCCGCGCTTTGAATAGCGGTACCACTACTTGCCACACCGCTGGCACCGCCAAAAAGACTACCGAACAACCCACCCGCTCCGCCGCCGAATGACGCCATAATCGCTTTGGTGATTAATGCCTGTGTTGCCATCTGGATCAGCGTCTTAATCACCGTTTCGCCCAGGGAGGAGAAAATATTCGACATTCCATCTTTAAAAGAAGCAGCGCCCGTCAGGACGTTGGTCAGGTTGTTGGAAATAGAGTTAGTGGTGGCATCCAGAATTTCGCTGGTTGCAGTGGCAGCCATTGAACTCAGATCAGAAGCCTGATCGGCATAGTTCATCAGGGAATCGCTGATCCCTGCCCGCCAGTCTGACTGCTGTTCATCAGTTTTTTTGTAATACTCCTCCTGAATATCCAGGCGTTCGGCAAGCGCTGCTTTAAGCGCTTCCGTTTGCTTTTTATACAGGTCTTCGGAAATCTGCCCACGACTGAAATCACGCTGTAAATCACGCTGCTGCCTGAGAAAATCAGCGCGAATATCCGCCATTTCCTTCATTCGATCACGGGCTTTATCCCCCTGTCCCGCGCCGAGGAAATCGATATTCCCCCTTTCCCGGGCGGCAGCATTGCTGTCGGCCAGACCTTCGCGGAATGTTTTTAACTGTTCAGCGATATTTTTCTGATCAATAAGCGCCGCATTGTGCAGCAACGTTTCCTTTTTGGATTTTTCAAGCGAAGATAATTCCCCCTGAGTAACCTGATATTTCATCTTTGCCAGTTCAGTGTTTTGGCTGGATAGAGCAATTTGCTCCCGTTGCTGTTTAATCAGCCGGGTATAGGTATCTTCAGTTTTCTCCGCCTCGGTTTTCCCATGTCTTCCTTTCGGCTTGGGTTTATTTTCCTGGTTGTTTCTCCATTCATTCAGGCCGTTATTAATCAACTCCTGCCGTCCGGTCTGGAACTGTGGGTCGTTAGTTAACCCCAGGTCATCCGCAGCATAACCCAGTCGTGCGCGCTCTTTGTCCTCACCTTTGAGTTTTGAAAGCGCCAGATCACGACGGCTTTTTTCAAGTGCAGCCGTTTGCTGGGTTGTCAGGTCTACCTGTGGTAAGCGTACTGGTGCGTTTACCAGCCCCTGCCGGGCCATGAGGAGATTATTTCCGAGACCCAGCAGACGGTTAAATTCAGTATGCTCACCGTTCATCATTAATAACGATTGATATGCTGAATTCTGTTCTGCAGCCTGCTGCCGGATTAATGCTATTCGCCTGTTCTCTATCCCTTCCAGTACCGACTGGATCGACTCAGACTTAGCCTGCATCTGAGCTAACCTCCCCTGTTCAACGGCCAGAGCGGAAGTCGCTTCTTCCAGACCACGGGTGACAGTTTCGACCGAGGTCAGGTGGTTTATCATGAAACCACCACTGGTTGTCGGGCCGGGGTTAGACAGGACATACTGATAGCCCGCGATCTCTTCCTTCAGGCTTTTTACTTTTGATGCCTGGGCATCAACAAGACGGTTTTGCTCCTCCAGTGCCTGACGGGTTTTGGTCTCATTATCAGAAACTTCGGGCAGGGACATTGATTTTGTCTTTTCACGGACAGCATCAATGGTGTTTGCATATTCCTGAGCGGATAATCTGGCCTGCTCCTGATTCTGGTACATCGTGTACCAGGCACCGGCACCAAGTAAAACCAGCCCAGGAATACCGCCAACGAGGCCTAATGCTCCCCCCATGAGCCGGGAACCTACAGCAGTAACCGAGTTCAGTGCAGTCTGAGCGGATACTCTGGCCTGAATATTACGGTTAAGTGACTCCTGCGCCAGTGAGAGCCGTTTTTCCGCGGCGGCCTGCGCGTCTGTACCCCGCGCCGCTGCCAGTGCCTGCTGGGCACGATAAACTGCAGCACGCGCACGAGCTGTCGAAACCTGCGTCCCTCTGACCTGGGCTTCAGCTAAAGCTACTTCACTTTTTGCGGCGTTAATAATCCCAGCCGTTGCAGAGCTGGCACCAAGAGCCATATTTCCCAAATATCGGGCTGCACCAACGGCAACAAGCGCTCCGGCAGCAGTGGCGACCTGATCAATGTTGTTGGCTACGCCATCAAGTAATCCGGTCAGGGTATTTGTCGCGCCACTAGCTTCATTAGCTCCACCGACCCATTGCATAAAAGCGTTTTCAACTTTTGTTGCCGACGATGAAACAGTCTGCGGCAATTCACCATATTCATTCCGTAGCTTACCAAGCTGGCTGATGAGGGCTGGCACTACTTTATCAATGGTTAACTGCCCCTGATCCGCCATAGATTTAAGGTCTTTACGCGCAACCCCCATCCCTGCCGCAAGCGCCCGTATAACCCTGTCGCCGCTCTCGTTGACGGCATTGAATTCTTCGCCTCTCAGCACGCCCTGCGCCAGAGCCTGGCTAAACTGAGTGATGACCGAACTGGACTCCTGAGCATTCGCGCCAGAAAGTTTTAAACCAGTAGAAATAGCCTCAGTAATATCCAGCACCTGGCTGGAGCTGTAACCATATTCCCGCATTGAGGCTGCTGAACGGGAAAATAAATTAGCGTTGTCAGAAAAAGATGTGCCCGTTTTCTGACTGATATCCATCAGCTGTTTTTGAGAGCTGGTAAAATCATCAGTTGATTGAGATGCCTGTTTTAGGCGGGCGTTTACTGAATTCCATTCATCAGCCAGGGATATCAAATGCCCCGTAGCAAAAGCACCAGCAAATGCCCCGGTTAATCCCAGTGCGGTAGCCTTTGCTGACTCCATCTGGTCAGTTAGCTCAGCAACAGAACGGCGAGTTTCCCGAACTGAAGCCGCAGCCTGCCTGCCGCCATTTTGCATTGTCTTATAATAATCAGCCCCCATACGTGACGCGCGGGCTATCTCGGTCTGGAATGACTGAGAGTTAGCAGAAACTTTAATGATAAGTTCACGCAGGGTTGCCATTTCATTTCCTCAGAAACAAAAAACCCCACATTGTGGGGCTTTTTTTATGATTTCAATATTATTAAATTAAACCAGCTTTTTTCCTTGCTTCTTCCAGATAATCTTTTTCTGGTTCCTCTTTTTTATGAGCAAGTGCAATCAGAAGATCAATTTGAGCACTTTGCTTTTCAGAGATTCCTTTAAGCATAGCGATCTGATCATTAGCTCTTACGCTTCCTCTGTTCAGGAAATACCAGATAACAAGATCAATAAGGCGAGCAAAAACAAATAATAATATCCAGCCAGTAGTCGTCATTTAAAGCACTCCGTGTGTCAAAAAAAACAACATAACACCTGTTATGAGTGGCATCCACACGAATTATTACTGGCTATGCTGACGCAGCCAGCAGCGCCGCTTCCAGCCCTGCAAAGGGATCGCCGCTGTCGCTTGCCTCTTCCTCATCTGCGCTCCACTGAAGCTGAGCATCTTCAATGGTGACTTTACCGCCCTGCGCTCCGTAAACCGCAGATACCAGCTGAGCATTGAGAATATCGCCGCGAATATCGCCGATTGGGCTGATACGGTCGTATTCAGCCCACATCCTGAATTCACCGACCGTCATGGTTTGTCGCAGTTCGCCCAGCGTGCGGCCCATCCGGAGCGCCAGCGCCATCAGGAACTGCATGCCAGGCATTTTTACTTTGCTTTAGCATCATCCGCGTCACGAATAAGATCAAGTGCCTGCTTCAACAGCCGGGAATGCACAGGGCCATAGATCGCTTCAACCTGTTCGGTGTCATCGACAGTAAAGACGGGCTGCAGGTCGGTATCCAGCAAAATATCGATGAAAAGCGTGACGTCGGCCCGCATCGTGCGGAAGGCTCGCTCTGAAGGGGTCAGTTCTGGTGCCTCCTGGGGCTCCTGCCCTTCCGGTGGTTTGGGTGGTTCCGGGCTGGCAATGCCCTGCCAGCGAATCCAGGCTTCCGCTGATGGCTCACGAATGATGACTTTGGCGTTATCCCACTCCGGAACGGAGACTTCTTTTTTACGAAAGCCCGCCATCGGTGCCAGTGCAAGTGCTTTAAGACTCGGTTTTGACATTAAGTGTATCGCCGGTCTCCCGGCGCTCCGTTAATTGATGGTGACGGTGCAATCAGAAGAAGTGATCACAGTGCCATCGGCGTCAGTAACCACGCAGGAATAAACCCCGGCATCGCCGGATACAGCGCTGGCTTTCGTAAACGTTGCGCTGGTCTGGCCGCTGACCGTGGAGGTGCCCTTTTTCCAGGCGTAGGTATAAGGTGCCGTACCGCCCTGGACGACTACGCCCATAGTCAGGGCGCTTCCTGCCGTGACCGTTTGGGACGCCGGAAGGTCAGTAGCAAACGACAGAACTCCTGGGGCGTTAATATTGGTGGGTTTACCTTTCAGACGCAGCGAGAACGTTGCAGCAACCACGCCATTGGTTTGAGAATCCCAGGTGTGCTGACGTACCTCAGCGCGCATCAGGAATCCATTACCAGACGGGAAAATAACCTTAAACCCATAAACCCCGTCGTTATCATATGCTTCACGAAGTGCATCCTGCGCCGGGTTGCGGTAGAAGTTACCGGAAAGTGACATTTCAGACGGAGCAGGAAGGCCGTTGATATTTTCCGTTTCATCCGAACAGAGCGTTGTCACGTCAATATCGTTTTTCTGACCAGCGGTAAAGCTTGCCTGTTTGATAGTGCAACTCAGGTTTAACCAGGTTGCGGTATCCAGCTCTGCCGCGGTGACCGGCACAGAGGTAATCATTACTACCGTTTTTTGGGCACGTTCAAATAGTGCTGACATCGCAGCCTCCATAAATGAAAAAACCGCCAGCGGCGGTCGGATTGGATTGGTTTTTGTCAGGCAATGACCGTTATTTCGAGGGTTGCCCGATGAAGATGGGTTGTCGTGTCGTAGCCAGGAATTTTTGTCACCTCGACAGGTGAAAGAACCTGCAGGCGAGCCAGGGCGTCCAGGCGTAACGCTCTGGCTTCGTCATTCGTTTCAGCCCATACATCAACCTGAATGCGCAGTGTCGACTCTGCCTGGCCGCAGAAAACATCCCCGGCAACATCAGTCGGTATCGAGAAAATGACATAGGGAGTGGAAACTGCAGGAAGTCCGTCGCTGCCTAGCGGCACCACATACGGATAAACCCGCCCGTCTGCCAGCGTCGACAGCAGGTCATAGAGATCATCCTCTGTCATTTTGATAACACCTCATCGATAGCCTGATTCATCCGCTGCATCGCCACCTGCGTAGCTTCTTCCATGCGGGTATCAAAAGCTGGGCGAACAAACGGATGTGCAGGCGCTGTAGATGTTCCCAACTCCACGAAGCGCCAGTAAAACGCATTCCGCTTGTTGCTGGCCTTCATTGTATTGTCGCTGTTCCCAGTTCGCGGGTTAACGCCACGAATATGCACCCCAGATGAAATTTCACCGCGACGGCGACTTTTCTGGGTGACGACAACAACGTTTTTCTTCAGTTTTCCGGATTTCTCAGGAGCGCGATCAATCACCTCCTCGCGGAGCAATTCGGCACCAGCACGGGTCGACTCCCGGAGAACTTTATTATTTTCGGCCTTGCTGAGCGTTTGCAGATCGCGGGCAATATCCTGCAACCCGGAAAAATCCAGATTCACATCAATCATTTTTCGGTCCCCTGTTTGCAGAGAATTTCCAGCCGGGTTCCTTTGATATCCGGAACCGGAGGCCCAGTGACATTCAGGACCGCATCTTTGTATGGTCCATTCAGTACTTTCAAACGGGAAGAAGCTGAGATGTCTGTACGAAAACGCACCCAGACGCGAATGGTGGCATCAGCACGCTCAACGCCAGCGACTAACAGCTCCCTACCGCTGATCCCTTTAACCTCGGCCCAGATAGTTTTTCCATCAGCCCAGCTTTCTACCGGCTGGCCGGAAGGTGTTTTTGATATTGTGAAGTTCTGAATAGTGACGCGATGCCGTAATCGTCCTGCCTGCATAATTCCTCCTAGAGCGGAATATAGCGGTACGGCTCTATCAGCGATGTAAAGCCAAATGGGATGCTGGTTTTTGCTGCGTCTGACGACTCTTCTCTGTTTTCATACCAGTGCCCGACAAGCAGCATCAGCGCCAGGAGGATGTCGTCAGCAATCACCAGCCCGTCAGGATCAGTTTCCGGCACTTCTTCTTCATAAAGATGGCGGTTGATGAAGTTCTCCGCCTTTCGGCGCGCGGCACCATAATAGAGCGTAAGCACCTCATCTTCCGTGGTGTCGTCGATATCGATCCGACACTGCGCCCGCAACATCTCAATCGTTGTGCTCATGTGTTTTCCCTGGCCCGCAGCGAACTGCGGGCATAAAAAAACCGCCGGAGCGGTGGAGGTTGAAGCTGATTATTGCCTTAGCCGCCAGATGCCGGTTTGCCCACCAGCGCCTTAATCGCGCCAGTATCTTCAAGCACACAGTCGAAGCGATGAAAGGCCAGGAAGCCAGTCTGATCATACTCTGCGTAACGCTCAACCAGCCGTTTCAACGTCATGTAAGTGACACGACGAACGATAAAGCGGTTAAAATCGCCGAAGTAGGCAAATTTGGCACCAGCCGCGATATCAGGAATAGCCTGGTCAACGACATACGGCACCTGCAGAACAGTAGCAGGTGCGCCACCGATAATGTTCGGCAACCAGAGCGGGCGGCCCTGTCCATCCTCCATTTCCTCCACCAGCTGCAACGTTGCATCGTTAAAGGCCCAGCGCACCTTTGGACCGTTACGATATGCCGGGTCGACAGAGTGCTTCAGTGCGTTCAGCTCTTTCCAGGTAAAGGTGGTCGCTGCTGCGGTATTTTTGGTGCCAGTTACCGACGCTGCCAGCCCTTTAGGCTGCAGCGGGGTGCCGGTGCCGGTCCCTAATACCAGATACTTCGCTTCACCACGTCCGATACGAGTGGCGATACGCGCGGCCAGGAACGCTTCGATATCTACGCCGCTGTCCTGGAGCAGTTCATTGGATACGCGAATGATTTTAGAGGACAGTTTTTTAGCCCCCAGCGTTGCACCGCCGAAAGACACGTCTTCTTCACTGGTTTCAGTGTTTTCGCCCAGCAGTTCACCTTCTTCAGTGGTACCGTCAGAGGTTGCCCAGTCAATGTCCTGGCCGTTGGCGGTATTCAGAATCTGCGCCACACTGGCAATTCCACCGTAATCTTTCAGTGCTTCGACGATCTTATTGCGGAACTGGGTTGGTACGGTGTACCCCCCTTTTTCATCCGGCGTCGTGCCCTGAGCACGCAGCTCCTTTAAAGCCTGGCGTTCTTCAGCGCTCATCTCGCCAAGACCACGGCGCAAAAACGCATTAAACGCCGCAGCACGACGTTCGTTAGCCTGTGCTTCCGGGTTTGCTGGATCACGATTCTGCTGCTGGCGCTGTTCCGGCTCGTTTTCGTGGATATAGTCCTGATCCTGGCGGCGCAGTTCCTCTTCGCGTGCAATACGCTCATCAAGGGCGTCAAGCTCCGATTTTGCAGCGTTCCACTGAGTACGCTGTTCATCGGTCCAGGGGGTATCACCAATTTGGTCATGCAGGGCACGCATATCTTTGGCGATGGTGTTACGTTTTTGCTTCATTTCATGCAGTTTCATGATTTTTCCTTACGCGTTAAGAAGGGTCAGCAGGCGCTCACGCGCCATTCGTTGATTAATGGCGTTCTTTAGCGCACCGCTGTCGCGCGCCTCCTGCCAGGCTTTCATCGATCGGACGCCGGAGTCGGCCTCCTGATATGCGGGATAAGTCACCGGACTGACATCAAACAGCCGGGAAAACTTCGATATTTCACGAATAACGATCCCTTCATCGTCCTGGTACCAATTTTCACCGTCATGGGATACCCGGAAGGCAAAAGATGACTGGTTAATGTCACCGCGCATCATCGGCGCCAGCACCAGATCGCGGATAGTTTGCGTATCCGGCGCTGTAATGTCGTAACGCAGGCCGCGCTCATCGACAGACAGGGATAGCGTCCCGGCAGCGCTCCGTCCGAGAATAAAGTTGGGGTCATGGTTAAACAGCCCGCGGACATCATCATTCAGCACATCGTCAAATGCTCCGGGCTTGATGATTTCACGGAATCCCCATAGGGGTTCAGAACGGCTGTTGAACACCGAGCCATAGCCCAGAATGCGGGTAGGTTCATCGGTGCGTTGCTCGGCTCTGACCTCCCCGCTGTAACAGCGCGTTTCACGGTCATTCATTGGGCTTTTCCTCGTCGGTTTTAGGTGCCTTAAAATCGTCTGCGGGGTTCGCGGCGTTAACGCTCACCAGCATTTCATCCAGGCCATCTACCGGATTCATGTCTTCGAAGGCTCGCGCTTCATTGCGGCTCATCCAGCCATCAGTGATCGCAAAGTGGTAGAACTGGGCACGTTCCTGCGGGGTCCCGCGTAGCAGGCCTGTCAGGTTAAACCTGACGTAATATCCGGCAGCCAGTTCAGCACGGGTGAACAGGCGGCGATTGAGTTCCTGTTCCCAGTTCGTTACCCACGGCATGATCGTGTATCGGACAAACTGAATGGCCTGCTGCGTAATATTTGAGAAAGTTGCTTTTTCGAGATCGTTAATCATGTGCGCCGGTACATTAAATATCCCGGCAATCATCGACCGGTTCAGCTTCGACATATCAATGATCTGGGCATCAACCGGGGAAACGGTGAGCGCTTTGTAATCCAGCTCTGCCGGGAGAAGCATTGTTTTATTCTCCTGGCTGCGCAAAGCAGCTGTAGCTTTTTGCCACATGCTTTTTAAACGCCCCCAGCTTTCTTCATTCAGCTGGTTTTTCACCGAAATAATGCCAGCGGGTCGCGCATTACCGTTGAAGAATGAACTGGTATAAGCCTGCCCGCTCATCCCCATGCCTATCGTCTCGGCATGCTGCATAATGGGGCTAAGCCCCATTTTCTGGTTGTTACCCAGCGCCCGGATATGCACCATATCGTCGGGATTGACGGCAAACGCCCCCTCTTCGTTGTAAACGCCATAGGTATACCGACCACCCGTGTTAAGCAGTGTCGTTTCCCAGGGCATGCAGCATTCCAACCCGGAAACTTCACCACGACGGGAACGCTTCACCCAGGTGTAACCATTCCCCCAGCCCAAAATATGACGCTGTTTTAACTCACGCCACTTATAGCTGGTCTGCCACATATTCGGCTCATCGTGAACCAGGTAAAACACAGGGTGATCGCGGGCAGCTTCAACCTTGTTATTGGTTTTCCGCATAACATGCAGCGGCATCTGAGCGATATTCGAAGAGATAACGTAAATACAGGCATACACCGCAGCCAGCTTCATCGCCGTTTGCGGGCTGACAAATACGTCTCGGGCAAACACGTTATCGGTTTCAGCCGATTCACTCGTGATCGGCGTGGCCGGATTTTCCAGTGGTTCACTGCGAAAAAGAGCATCAAGCAGCATTATTCCCCCTCATTGCCGCTAACAGCGCATAAATGAGTAGCAGGGTTCCCGACATCATCAGAGACATCGCCAGACCGAACTGGAGATACACGCCTGCAGCAAGCGAACCGAACCCGGTAAGCCCGATAACATCAGTGATTAGAGTTTTCATAGAAGTAAAAGGTCTTCGTCAGGATCGATAGTGGACAGGAAGTCAACTTCACCACCACCGTTAACAAGCAAGCGACTCATCGCAATAAACATCGCGACAGGACCGTCAATTTTGTTTTCAGGCGTGGCCTTGTTGGGGAAAATATTCTCGTTTTTGTCTGGTTTGACAGTGACGTTTGACATCATCCATGTCATCACTGGATTGCCATCGTGATGAAAACGCCCGGCGTAAATTTTCGCCTCGACTTCCTTCATTGCTTCAGACAGGTTTTTAACCGTCTGAGGGACTTCAACAATTGGTACACCTTCAGCTGCTACCGACAAAGCAAACTGAGTGGCACTCCACGGGTCGTATGCAAACTCGTTCAGCGAGTCACCTCGCGCCCATTCGATCGTTTCCTCTTTAATTACTGCATGGTCAACGACATCGCCATCGGTAAACTGAAGAAATCCAGCGAGATTCCATTTTCTGTAAAGGTCCGCCTGCTGCTTGGAACAGGCTTCCAGCCGACCTTCAGGTATCCAGAATCTGGAGCGGACATAAACATCGCCATTTGGAGCAAGCCAGACTTTAACTGCAGCTGAAATATCAATTTTGTTGGAAAGGTCAACGCCGAGCCACATTGACCAGTTGGCTGAAGTGGAGTCATCCCACTCGTCACGGCATTTTTCCCAGCGCGCCATATCCATCCATGCTTTTTCACCTTGCACCCAGATATTGAGATGCTTGGTAAAAAAACCGACACGCGCCGCCACCTGCTCTTTCGCCTTTTTAGCCAGACGGCGCATATCGTCCCAACGCTTACATATCCCCAGGCCGGGATTTGCTTTCGGCCAGTTTGCCTCGTCGAAAGGATCGTCCCCCTCATCCAGGGTATAAATCAGCGCAAAATAGCTGTCATCCTTAATTGAAAGTGGGTCAGGGTTATCAAAGTTCTTCAGAACCTTGATTGCATAATCACGTTGCTCGTAGCAGATACCTTCTTTATTAAAACCCGCAGTAGTGATTGCAAAAATAAGGGACTGCAGGCGCGCCCCGGTCGCTGTTTCCAGAACTTCCCAGACGTCACGGGTTTTATGTGCGTGCAGCTCATCAACGATCCCGCAGTGAATATTAAGGCCGTCGAGGTTATTCGCATCACTGGCTACAGGTTCGAATTTTGAGCCCGTCCGCTCCTGGTGAATATTTAGCTTGTTACTACCAAACAAACGGCCCAGTGTTTTCGGAGCCAACTTAATCATGCGCTTCGCATCATCAAACACGATGCGGGCCTGATCCCTGGTTGTTGCTGCGGAATACACCTCAGAACCACCCTCACCGTCGGCACCAGTCATATAAAGCCCGATGCCAGACGAAAGCGTTGATTTTGCATTTTTACGCGCTACTTCGTCATAGGCGGTACGAAAGCGACGCACAAACATGGGGTCGCCATCGTCGTCAAGAATGCTCTCAAACGTTATTTCGTCTATCAGCGGGACGACAAACCCGAAAAGGTTAATCAGGATGAAGGTGTGCCAGTCCATCAACTCGATCGGCTTGCCGGTCAAGTGCCCCTTCACATGGGGGACGAAGTTATAAAAATCGAGAACGTGCTGGGCGCGGCCTTCATCAAAATAAACACCGCGCTCCGGGCCGTGCTCTAAATCATGAAAGAACCGCTGGCACGCAAGACGCACCAGTTCGCCAGCAACGATATCGCCAGATACCACGCGCTCGGCGTAGCGGAATCCATCTGCAACGGTTGCCATTCATCATTTGCGCTTTTTAAGAAATTCTTCCAGTGGGTCGGCTTCTGCCGGGCCTTTTGCACCAACCTTTGATCGGCTGGCAGGTGTCATGCCGAATTCGCTCAGCATCGCTCTGATCCGTTTCCACGCATCAGCCTTCATGACTGCTGCAGGGTGCGGTTTTATCATTCTGATTTCCCGCTCCCCTCCTTCATCTGAATCATCTTCGCTGTAGACGGCATAGGTGTAACCTTCACGATCAAGCGTGTCGCAGTGATGCCGGTATTCAACATAGGCTTCTATCAACAACTCCAGCGCTTTAGCATCAAGCGTGGTCAACACGCCGACGGCATCAAGTTCATCACCAATACGTTTGAACCAGTACTTACCCTGTTTATCGAAATGTTTCGGTATTGGGGGGACCCCTGACGGGGGTTTTGGCTCGTTCTTATTGATCGGGCGCTTGGATGGGTTCCCCTTCACTAAAGCCAGATGTGTCGGGGTTTTCGGTGGTCCTGGCATAATCGAAAACTCCTATTAATCATTGGATGGGGGACCCCAAAAAAAAGTTTTCTAACCTGCGGCGGTGTGAAAAAAGGTTAGGCGGCGGTCCTTTGGGCGGCCGCCCGTAGGGATTTGATCCCCCCCCCGGACTATTTGACATTCATTCTCATTTGCAACATTTGATTTCATTCAAAATCATTTCAAATGCAACTAATCGAGATGAAAGTCATCATTCAGGGTATGCCGACGCCCGGCGGTCGCATTGCGCGGGCAGGCGCTGGAGTTGTGCCCTGACTGACCGCAGTAGCCGCAGCGCAGGTTTGCACGTCGCGAGGAACCACCCCACGTCTTAGGGCAATTTGCGACAGTGTGCATCTTTGAGCCGCAATAGGTGCAGCGCGTGTAACTCATCGCGTTCTCTCCGTGGCTGTCTTGTGACGATGGCAGGGCCAGCACAGGCTTTCGAGGTTCGAATCGTCATCGGTACCCCCATGAGCCTTGGCCTTGATGTGGTCAACCGTCTTTGCTGCGACAGCTCGCCCGCTGCGAAGGCAGTTCTGGCACAAATGGTTGTCGCGTTTCAGGATGCGCGCACGCCTGATATCCCACTGGCTACCGTAGCCACGCTCGTGGCGACTTTTTCCCTGTTGATGCTGTTGCCAGCCTTCATTGCGGTGCTTTTCGCAGTAGCCTGAGCGGTCGGTTGTTGTGCCTGCGCATCCACGCTTACGGCATGCACGGGGAATTAGTGCGGGCATCCTTATCATCTCCAATTAAAAAGCCACCGTTTAAAAGGTGGCTTTCATAAATTACAAAGGGATTCTATAGAAGGTTTTGCTTTGCCATTCTTAGCTTATGTTCGAGATTTCTTATTGTTATCCCTAGCTCATTAACTTTCTGCTTGGTGTATCGATCTGAATATATCCAGTAGTCTGATTTCCTCTCACATATTTCAGACAAATCAGGAGCAATATCTTGAAATAAGAGGCCGACACGCTTCCACTCCTTTGCAAGTTCAAGCTCCCTTTGAGTGTCTTTAACCCCTTTATGTGAGAAATCTCTCAGGTAGGCCTGATTATCTATCAATAAATTTGATAGTGCTTCTAACTTGGATATTGTTAGCTCTCGTTTCTGTTTGGACCATGATAAATAGCATTCCCATAATCCAATAATAGTAGCGCTTATTAATTCGCCCATGTTTAACGACCTGGTTGTATGCAAGTAGTTAAACATTATCACAGGCACTCATTGAATGCCTGCTGTAATGCCTTAGCTGGCCTGCTCAACGCCGGTATCAAAAAGCGCCAGCGCTTCGGTCGCTTCCTGAATCGCTTTACGAGTCTTCGAGACAATCTCGCTTTCCGTGTAAACACGATCGAAAGAGTCAGCGAATAGCTCAGACTTCAGATAGCTGTCGCCTACCCAGTCAATGGCCAGCTTGGCCGCTGCGGTGTCGTAGTTAACTTTCTTGATGATATCCAGGCGGATTTGCTCGGATGCGGTGATCTCTGACATGTCTTACCTCTGTGCGATGTGGGGAGCATTATCGAAGCCACTCGGCAGAATGGCTCCTGTAATGCTTAATCTTCGAGCTGAAGCGCGCCGTGCTCTTCTGATTCTGAGTAGGCGATAAGGCCCTCGTACCCCGGCACAGTGCTGCCGTCATCCGCTTCAAACTCAGGGATGCTGGCCTGAGAGATCGTGTAAGTGGGCTGGCCGTCCTGCTCAGCGAAGTCTGCCAGAGCTTTAATTTGCTCTGCGGTAAGAACTAATGGAGTCATGGTTTATCCTTTTATGGGGATATTATTGGCTTTATCCCTTAGTGGGGTTAACAGTCAGCATCTGGCCGGGCAACAGCGCGGCATGCCCACATACAGGCTTCCTGCATTTTGGTGCGGGCGATGGCCAGGCTGCGCAGAGTTTGAGGGTCTGGCTCTGGTTCGCTTTCATGCACAAACTTGAGGAAATCCAGCTTTTTGAGGAACTCGCGGCTTACAGCTTTGACCTCATTCATCATCTCAATGTCAGCTGGCGTTAGTGTGCGGTAGCCTTTTACAGTGCTGCCGTCCTGCGGTTTTGCTTCACTCATTTCGTAGCCTTTTCGGTGAATTGTGGGCAGTTCGCCTGCACTGTTTTGTTGTGCGCCAGAATGTCGCGCTTGGTCTGCTTATCCAGCACATCGATATCGTGGTCAGTCAGGTAGATAATCCGCACCCAGCTGCAGGCCGTATCAACGACTACTGGGGCGGGTAAATCTTTCGCGCAGCTCGCGATCAACATAGTCATCGCCCATACGCTTAACGTCTTCCTGTACATCACTGGCCCCTTTCGTGACTTCAGCACGGCGTTCTGCCGCGGCGACAGTAGCAGCGGCGTTTTCTTCGGTACGCTGCTGTTCGGCTTTGGCTCCTGCCTTACTGGTCCCCCGAGCATGACCAATGCCAAACGCGCCAGCGATAGCACCCAAGATGACAATCACCAGCCCAGCAATAATTTCTAAGCTCATCGTTCATCCCTTACTGATTGCGAAACCTTGCCAACCATCTGGCTATGCGCCCCTACCTCGGAAATCCCAATGCCGCTGATACCGATGTATTCCTGTCCGGTCTGCTTATCCTGAATGAGATAAACACCCCGCCAATTTCCATATGCAAGCCCATCGCGGAACTCAGACATTTTTGTCACGCTAATCCGGTCTGCATCTGCAGAAAGTTGGGATGATACAGCCATAGTCGATTTGGCTGGTTCAGGGGTGGCATCACACGCAGAAAGAAGAAGCGCAAAAGCGACCACACATATTTTCATTTGCATGTCACACCACCAGTACCGATTTTGCTTTCAGGAAGCGAGCGCGCCGGTTATTAATCCCGTTTTGCCCGCCGTTGATAATCTGCGTCACCCGAACAAGATCACCCGGATATTTCAGGCAACCTTTTGAGACATAGAACCATGCTGCACTACGGGCCGCGCAGGAGGACTGCTCCAGTAATTCTGGCTGAGCCACAAGATCAACTTTCAGCCCGTTGCCGCAGTCCCGGTAATTAGAAAGCCCGGTTATTTGAATAAGTCCGCGCCCTCGATAAACCCAGCCATCAGTTGCCCTGTTGTTACCCAACCGCTTGCTATAGACAATGTTGGCGATAGCCCGCTGGCGCTCCAGGGGTAACACTTTTTCCGACTGGCTGCGCCCGAGGGAATTGGCCTGATCCTGCGTTAACCTGCCGTAACGAACAAAATCAGCAAGCCCGGCGATGCTGTAGTTGAAATTCTCCACTACCCTGTTAAACCCGAGGCTTTCATGGCCGCACTGAGCAATAAACATTGCCTGGTCGATAGCGGAAGTGATGCCGAACTCTTTCATCGCGGCTGTAATATGCGGAAACCAGCGCGCAGCTAACCCGTCGCCGATACCAGCCGCCTTCTGGAATTGTGTTTGATTCATTAGTGCCTCAGTGCATCAACCAGACGCGCTATATTCCCCCTGAACCAGAGAACCGCGCCGCAGATAAGAATGTTTGCCAGTACCACCAGCCAGTGGGATGACTCGTACAAGCCAAACAGGAAACGGAAAGGGATGCTGGCATAAACCAGCACAGTGAAGTAAGCCATCAGCGATATCATGGGGCGGTGTCTTGACCCGTCGCGCCGGTAGAACATCAACGCCCCAACAATTACAGCGCATATCACCGCATTGACGATTGCGCTCGGATCACTTGTTACCATTGCTTGTCCCTCCTCCACGTAAGCGAGAGAGAATCCCAAACAGGCTACCCAGATCCTGACTGTTAACGAACGTCAGCAATTTAATGGCTATGGCTGCAACAATTACAGCACCGAGTGCATCAAGCGGCCTGTCACTGTACCCCGTCCACTTTGAGAAGTAAGACCCCAGCAGAGGAGCACCAATCACACCGAAGATGAATGAAGTTATGAAGTAGCCCACCAGCTTTAGGCGGCTGATATTTACCGCCGTAGCGACATAGAACACCGCCCCAGCGAACGCGCCAAATACCACGCCATAATCAATGCCAGTTGCAAGGCCGAACATACTGGCCCCCATCAGCCCGCCAGCAGCTACCGTTGTGCCAGAAACAGGATCGGACATTTAGCCCCCTCTTATTGCTGTGAGTCCTCTCAGTGCGAGGGGAAACAAAAAAGGCCGCCTGATGGCAGCCTCTTAAATGTAAAAAACCCGCACAGGTGGCGGGTTTATGTTTTGTTTTGCTGCTCAGTTCGCTTTAACGTCCCGAGCCTATCACAATTCAAGCACTTTCCGCGCAACTATTCAAGTAAAATCTGTCGCCATTTGTGCCAAATGCGTCACACATTGGTGCGTAAAGCATCGATTCTGCTAAATTTAGCCAAACATCAACCCTGCTCTCACATGTCCTCAAGCACCATTCTGGATGCTTTTCGTTTAGCTCTTTCGCCATCGACTTCTTACTCATGCGATAGACATACCGATCCTTGATTAGCTTATAGAGGGCTTTATTCCCGGGGCGCACAAGCTCAGTACTGAGCACTGAATCAATTTTCAATCCCTCCTCGTCAGTACAAAACGCCAGGCCGCTTTTATTTTTACCACTGAGGATTTCCTTTAAGAAGGCTTCCAGCTCAGGCTTGGTAATGCCTGATTTCTTCATCCGGCGCAGAGCGTCATTGATAGCAGTCTTCGTTATCTTCCCGGATGCCAACAGCTGGTTAAACATGTTGCCGCCGCTACCGCCGCCGATGTACGACCAGCGGCCCCACATGCGCAGTTTTCCCTGTATCCAGATACTTTCAAGCGTACGGAGGCGAATCATTTCACCTGACTTACCAACTTCAGAAGGGTTGATCATACATTCACCTCATTTTGGGTTTTGCTCTGGCCAGCAGCAAACTGCGCCAGTGACATAAATGCGCGGCCCTTCGCTTCGAGTTCCGCTCGGTTGATGTAACTAAACCGCTCGCCAGCCCATGACTTATCGAACACGACAATGGCCCCAGCGAAAAATGCACTGGTTGGCTTCTGTTTGTCGTCAGCTGGCTTAAACCACTCAGGCAGATCGAAACCAATTCGCCCACGAATAAAGCAGACGTGATCCGCATCTTCCGGCCACCATGTTTCGCTTGTGGCTGACTTCACCAGGAAGACATAGCGACCGCCCTTCTCGCGTTGTGCAGCGGCGTAATTCATGATGTGCGTCATGCCAGTGATGGCCTGCTTTTCGTGGTACTGAGAGCGGCTGTAAGGCGGGTTTCCGTAGGCTGCGCCGCCGATTGAGGAAAGCATTTCCGCCCAGTCTTGTGTCAGCGCGTTATCTTCTGCCGTGTACCAGACGGGGCATTTTGCGTTGCTGTCATCAGCGAACAGGTCAAGCATCAACGGACCAAACATCGCGTTGATACCCCAGAACAGCAAATCCGGAGTCCGCCACTGGTCGCCGACTTCTTTCAAATAGTGATGGGGAGCTGAACGCAGGGCCGTAAGGGCTTCACAGTAAAAATTAGTCATGCGACCTCCATATAAGCGCGAATAAAAGCCGCAGCTGCCTGTGCGTTTATGGCGTTGCCGTAACCCTTCAGGCGGCCGACGCGGTTGCTGCTTGCCACTCTTGCCACCCCGGGCTCGACTCGTCCCATGCGTGCGGAAGCCCCATCAACCAGCGGGAAAGTGCCGGGTTCAACTGGACGCCATTTGCCATCTCGACAAAAGAGCCAGTCCGCATCTCGCCAAAAACCGTTAACCTCAAGGGGCCGCATAAGCTCGCCGCCCAGCCGATTTTGTTCGGAGTTTCTCGACCATCCCCGCTCATCTGGACTGTCGTTGCATTGGTGATGTAGTTGACCTGTGGTGTTGGCCATCCCGTCATGAACGCCTGGCGCGGCAGCTGGTCCAGTCGCTCCTTTCCGTCCCGCTGCGCAGTCATTCCCGCTGAGTCTTTCCAGTCGCGTGAGGTTGGTGTCACCCATGCCGCTAGCACTGCAAAGTCCTGTAGATTGGGCTGGCGACCAGCCTCCTTCCTCGCTATCACCTTTTTCCAGTCCTGGTAACAGTTTTTGATGTTGCTCGCCAGCGGACTCGGCCACCCAGTAAGCTCGCTCTCTGATGTGCGGAGCACCGATGCCCGCTGACGTAAACGGCACAAGCCCGAAGGCGTATCCCACTCCTTCCAGGTCTGCTTGTACAAGGTCGAACCATACGTTTGCGTTACCTGCTGCAACCTGTTCGCCAAAGACATGCTGAGGTCTGCGCTCGCTGATGAGATGGAAGAAGTGGGGCCAAAGGTGCCGCTCGTCAGCAAACCCATCTCCTTTGCCTGCCGCGCTGAAAGGCTGGCAAGGGCAGGAGCCAGTCCAGACCGAGCGATCGTCAGGCCATCCGGCGAGGCGGAGGGAATGGGACCAGACGCCGATCCCGGCGAAAAAGTGGCACTGGGTAAATCCTCTGAGGTCGTCAGGTGTGACATCTTCAATACTCCGTTCGTCAACTTCGCCCGGGGCGATATGCCCGGCGGCTATGAGGTTACGCAGCCACTGAGCTGCAAAGGGATCTATTTCGTTGTAGTAAGCCGCCGGCGTCATACAGTGGCCTCCCCCAACTCCTGGAGTACCTGACTCAGTAACTCAGCCTCAGTACCGAACTTTTCTTCCCATGACTTACGGCCAGCATGAATAGCAACGCCGTAGCCACCGGTGCGGTGATGGGCATGGCATAGCGGAATGACATGGAAGTTATCAGCGCGGACAGATAAGCCAGTGCCAGAGCTGCAGTGATGGATTTCAGCCGGGGATTCGCCGTAATTGAGGTTCCGGCATACGACACAGCCCAATGCAGCTACGCGGCTCAGATGGAGCTTTTCAGCCTTGGTTTTGGATTTGCTCATATCGCACCGCCCTGGTGCGACAGACAAGCAGAAACACCAGCGATAGCCGGTGTCAGGGAGTAAAGCTTTTGAGGGTGTTTCTTCTGCGCCATCGGTTTTTCTCCGTGGCACAGCGATTGGGAATCAGGGTTGTTCAGGCCCGCTGTTATTATAAATCAGACAGAGAAATACAGGTAGTGAGTTTTGCGTTTGCCGTCAGATTTTTAGAAAAAAAACCCCGCCAGAGCGGGGTCTTATTCAGGAGCTTTTTCAGCGACCTTGTTGTGAACTTCCCACAGGCTAATACCACAACTTGCGCAGAAGTTAGCGAGATAATCCAGACCGGACCACTCGCGAATCCCTCCGCGAGCAGCCTCCACAAATACCGCTATCTCCTTACCCCGCCATAACCCGAACAATCGCCAGCCGCCGCCATCCGGGCTTTTTACGGCAGCTATGCGAGTCAGGACGCCGGTCTGATACAGTTCAGTGAAGGCTGGCTTCTTTCTGGTTATCATTCGCATAAATACAAACCTGTGATTTGTTGATAACAAATAGCGTATTTGCGTTTTATGGTTTTGGGTCCTTCTGGAGCGTTAGGCATTCTCCCGTTCCTTCTGGCGCTCGTCTTCGCCGCTGAAGTCGTCACCATCAATGGGCATCAGATATTTTGCTGGCATCAGCGCGAAATCTATCCTTTTAGCCTCTCCAGTAGCGCCATCCCGCGCTACCAGGTCGCCTGATACCAACCATGCGTCTCCCATAGGCACCGGCTCGGCGTAGACCTCGCCATTCCAGGTAAAGCGGGAGCCATTCGGCACGAAACCCACAACCAGCACTGACTTTCCGTCATTGGTACGGTAGAAGCCGCCAATAATCATTGCCTGACAACCTGAGCGTAACTCAGCCATGGTTAACCTCCACGCACTGGATATTGTCTACACTCGGCGAAACGTCGTCCCATGACCTCTTGTCATCTGCAACTTTCATCGCCTTAATAGCTGCCTTGCACTGCTCCATGCTCTGCATTGGGACTACCTGCATATTCGATGATTGGCTGCTGATGACGAAAATCAGGAAGAAGTACGGCATCATTTCACCTCCGTCGGCGGCGCTGGCAGCGGCATCCAGTGGGTTACGCCGTCGACAGGTTCATCATCGTCATATTCAAGAGCCTGAATATAGAAACCTTTCTTTTTGGCGTATGAAACCCCAGACATAACAATGCCGTCTGTGAATACAATCATGTCACCACCCGCCTCAGGCAGCCGCTCGCTTACCGGAATCCATTTACCCGGCACGGTGGAGGGTTCACTGCCGGGTAGTTGTGGGACGGCTGCGAGCATGTCGGCGCGACAGAGATTATAACCCGCAACAAAACTATGAATGGAACCACGCCCGCCTCCCCAGAACTTCATTGCAGTGCCAATGTTCATTTCTTCTGGCACGATGTTTCTGGTTAAGCTTATTTCATTATCTATTGCGGCCAGGACAATACAGGCCAAAGCAGAAGTCTCACCGCATTGAGCTTGATCAGTTTCAATAATTTTGAGCAAGGCTTCTCTGGTTAAGTGTTTTTTGTTCATTGGTTGCCTCACTTTCAATATTAACCAAACACCCAAATTCCCAGTACTGAAAATGCTGTTATCACTAAAACTGTCACAACAAACTTAAGTGCGAGTATATAAACACTTTCGTTATAACCATCACATTTAAACCTCATACGGCCTCCCCGAGAACCCAACGAAGAGCAAGGGCATATTCACCACCAGCACCTTCTAAAGCTTTAGTAATTTCTTTTCTGGTTTTCAAGCGTGGCTTCGCTTCACCAAGAATCTGGCGCTGCCGCCGGGCTTTTTCATGGCCGGTTGTGCCAGCGGTCGCCTGCTCGATTTCCGCTACCTTTTCCCGCTGTTCTTCGGGTTTCAGTGATGCCAGTTGACGTGCCTGGGTGACCGTCACGATGCCGGACTCCACAGCGTCTTTGACTGCCTGAGTGGCATCCAGTAGTGACAGAGTTGCGCGTACGGTCTGGACACTCACGCCAAACATCAGCGCTAAATCGTCCTCATCGTGTCCACGCTCCAGCGCATCAGCCATTTTCTTTGCTCGGCCCAGCGGAGTATCGGCCTGGCGGATTTCGTTTGCGCTGACCATTGCCTGAGCCATTCGAACGGCAGAGCCGCGTTTAGTTACCGCAGGAACCAGCAATGGAGAGTCACCCTGTTTAACCAGTCGCTTATTAGCCTCCAGGGTATGACGCACGCGCTGACGGCCATCAACCACACAGGCCAGCCCGCTTTCGGGGTCCTTCCAGACGATAATCGGCTCAAGCACACCCTGATCCATGATGTTCAACACCATGGCCTCGCTGATAGGCAGGTGAATACGTTCATCGTAAAGCGGGTGGCTCTTATCGGTGACCAGGTGCAGGTTTTCCGGTTCGAACATGAGAACGTTTGTTTTGCCACTGGCGCCATACGCGTCGATCGAGTTTTTAGCCATTTTTCACTTCACCTTTTTTCTGTTCGACCTGCTGAGACCACTTTTCAATCAGCCGGATTTTCGATTTGCTCTTGCCACCAGCCCAGTAGCTATCCTGTACGCGGAGATGTCCGTAAGGGCATCTCAGGGCTCCGGAACAGGCACCAGCCTGGTAATCCCGAAAATAGAACTCCGCAGCTGAACCACAGACCGGGCAATCAGGTATCTCTCGCATCACCGGGTCACCTCGCGGATTTTCTGGAATTTAGTGCCATGGTGCGGATTGCCAGGGTTAGTTACCTTCGAATTCATAAACCCGGCGGCCACTAGGCGCTCGCAGCGGTAACGAGGTCGATCAACAAAACCAGCAAGGGACTGCCACTCAAACCAGACGCCAACCGGCACCGACTGGAGCAACTTGATATCCAGCGCGGTGAGTTTGCTGGTTACCGCTACGGGCTCGGTACTTCCACCCGGCATCCAGTAGCCATTCAGGTTTTGCGCTTTGCCTTCGCGCTCCAGCACCATCAGGCGGGCCAGCATTTCAGGTGCTGTCAGGTCGAAATAGACCGCCAGCTCACGGCAGGTGACTTTCTCCAGCTCTTTCAGCACGTCAGTAATTTTTTCCATCAGAGATATCCTCACGGTTAAATTTGTTAGCCCCGGAAACCTTTCGGGATGTCGGTATCCAGTTTGCTGCTCACACCGAACGAGCTGCCGGTTGCCAGGTTTGCCGGGCATAACTTCAGAGCCAGCTCCTGCCATTTGCTGCGTAGGGTTTTCACGGATTGAACTCGGGAGCACCAGAACTGATCGCGCTGAATGCGCTCAATCATGGTGCGGATTTGGTCATGGCTGCAGCCGTGCTCCTGGCGCAGCATGCAAATTTCTTGCGCCCAGGCTGCGAAGTTCGGCTCTCTCGGTTTTGCCAGAGTGCCGTCGAACTCTGCTGCGCGTTCGTACAGCTCGATGATGGTCGACCAGAACCACGTAGCGAGGTCAAAATCGTCATCGGTAGCCAGGTTATTTGCTTCGGTAGCGTCAGGAATGACTGCTTCCGGGATGACAGTTTTTTGAGTCGATTCAGAAAAGTTATCCACAGGAGAAATCTCTCCCGCGTGGTTTTTATGATCTGTATGTAATGATCTGTTTTTAAGATCTGTATAGAGATAGGATTCGGCTTGAGAGCCGATTCCAGGATTCGGCTCATGAGCCGTTTCCATTCGGCTCTTGGGACGAATGCATTCGGCTTGAGAGCCGTTTCCATTATTTTCAGTAACTTGCTTCGATTCGGCTTTTGCGCCGTTTCCATTCGGCTTGAGAGCCGTTTCTATTACTTTCAGTGACTTATTCCCATTCGGCTCTTTAGCCGAATCCAGTGTTAACGGGAATATCCGGGAAATAAGCGCTTCCTGGTCAATCCGGTAATGTTTTTTGGGTGTTCCACCTACCTGGCGAAGCTCTTCTTCGATAACGCCAGACAGGTACTGATCCGTAATTTTGAACATCGCTTTCCGGACAACATCGCCGTCTTTGGCGTGAACCTCTTTCGCCAGCGCCGCATGCTCCTTGTAAAACCAGCCATCATCCAGACTCGACTTACCCGACCAGAACACCAGCTGATTCAGAATCGCTGCCAGCAAATGCTGCTGCCTGTCTCCTGCAAAGAAATCCAGATACGGGCCGGGAATCGTTATGCAGTTCCCCTGCCCTGACATGGCCTGAACAATTTCAAAGACCTGATTGCTCATACCAAAACCTCATTGTGTAGCCGTAAAAACTCACGTAACCCCATCCAGCCAACTTTCCCGCAGGCTTTGCGATAGGACACATCTTTGTCAGTTGCAGTAATTACCGTCACCATGTGGCTCTTATGCCTGTGCTGGAAGCGAGATCCGGCCTTAGGGATACCATCACAGGCATTACCCATTTCGGACGGCTCATACGCCGGATAAGCACGTTTCAGACGCGCAATCAGTTCAGCAGCAGAGTGGTTACACATAGTCACCTCCAGAGTTAGTGGAGTTACGGCGCTTTAACAGCAACGGATTGATTAGCCCTGCGGTATGCAGAGCGTCGGGGTGTATTTGATTTTTGTTTGTGGTCAGGCATAATTACCTCGCAATTACCTCTTCGTTTTTGCACCAGAAAGCCGTTGGTGTTACAGCACCGCGGCTTTCGCCTTTTTTACTCTTCATCAGTCCCACCCAAGCGGACCAGGGCGGCACCGCTCCGCACGTAAACCGATATCTGCCAGCGTCTCTACCGATTGCAGGTAGTGACGAGAAACTACAACCGCCTCAGGCGGAACAACCTGCAGGCCTAACGCAGCAATCTCTTTCGCCATCTCGGCGTAGTACCCTTCGCTCTTACGGCGACTAATCGTTGATTCGCTGACCCCTCGCATTTCTGCAAAAGTCTTCTGGCTAATGGACAAAAGGCGGTTTAACAAAATGCCCTCTATCTCAATCGGGTTGAGGATCGGCGGCTCTAACTTTCGGGCTATTGCGTTCTCCATCTGTGATACTTCCTCTGGTGTTGATTGAAAGGCCGCTGGTTAGGCGGCCGGTGAATTTGCACTCAGCAACTGTGCAAGGTCAGGCCGAATCTCTGCCGCCTTAATTTTGCCGTTAGTCGCAGACACGATTTTCATCACATAGCGGGCATCAATTCCGCCGCCATGCAGCCAACGCCAAACTGTCGGCTGCGCTACGCCACACAGATCGGCCAATTTTTTCTGACTGCCAGCGATATCAATTGCCTTCTGGATGGTTTTATTTGTCATATTCCAATTCCTATAAGTATTGGTTCATCGAGATAATAGCAATGCGTATTGATTATAGCAATAGCAAAACGTGTTTTGACCATCAATACGCAAGCGTATAAATTTGAAACTATGAAAAAAGAAACTCTTGCAGATCGTTTAAACGAAGCCATGTCTTTGGCTGGAATGTCCCAAGGGGCACTTGCGAAAGCCTCAGGTATTGCTCAGCCGACCATTTGGCGTCTGGTTAGTGGAAACGCCAGAGGGTCAACAAAGATCGTCGAGATAGCTAATGCTTTGGGTGTCAGGTCTGAATGGCTGTCAACCGGTAATGGCCCGATGCGTGATGATGGCCGACTGCTTCGAACTACCGAGGTTAAAAGTCAGGTGGCTGATGCATTCAGGATTGATGTGCTGGATCTTATGGTCAGCGCAGGACCGGGCATTGTTAATCAGGAGTTCGTGGAGATTCTCCACTCCGTTGAATATGCGCCAGCGGAAGCCCGCCACATGTTCGATGGACGTAAGGCTGAGAACATCCGGATCATCAACGTCCGGGGCGACAGCATGTCCGGCACGATTGAGCCTGGCGATCTGCTGTTCGTGGACATCAGCGTTAAGAGCTTTGACGGCGACGGGATATACGCGTTCCTGTACGACGACACTGCTCACGTCAAGCGCCTGCAGAAGATGAAGGACAAGCTGCTGGTTATCTCAGATAACAAGAGCTATGCAGCTTGGGACCCGATCGAGAAAGACGAAATGAACCGGGTTTTCGTGTTCGGCAAGGTGATCGGCAGCATGCCTCAGACCTACAGGAAGCATGGGTAAGACATTGCAGTGGCTAGCAGCCTGACAAGACACTAAAGCCTTAGACAAATGGCGAAAGTGATGGGGCAGGCTACGGTTCTGCTTACTATTTAAATGCTTAGGAAATTTGACATGTCTTGGACAAATAGTTACAAATTCAATGTGACACTATAGGTGGTGTCAGCTATCATGAGCAAAGTAGAAGATATCATCCATGACTTAAAAAGACGCAAAGCGTCGGTTGCATGCGAAGGGAAAAATGGTCTTAGAATGTACCTCCAAGATCTTGGTTTTATTGATATACCGGGAAAAACTGATGGCCACAGGATATTTACGCATCCAAAGCTGAGTGAGCATTCAAATTTCATATCTTTTTCAATAGATTGCGGCCATCGTCCTAGAAGAGAGATGAAAACACCATACGTGGTCAAAACTGTAAAAGTTTTACAATCTTATCAAGATTTGCTTGAAAAATTAGAGGGCGAAGGTTATGCGTGACGCCGAAGAATACACAATTTCAGTACGTGTGGAAATCATTGATGGTGAGCGTTTGTATGTCGCCAGAGTAGATGAACTCCCTGATATTGAAGAGTACGCAGATACTTTTGAGTTCGCTCGAGAACTCGCGCTTGACACTATCCAAGCATCGCAGGCCTTCTTTCATAGCAATGGGATGGCATTTCCTGAGCCAAAGGCATTCATCAGCCCTGATGTAAGTGGCCGTGTTACACTTCGTCTCCCTAAAACAGTACATGCGAATTGCATATCTCGAGCAAATGAGGAAGGTGTCAGTTTGAATACATATATTCTGACTTGCATAGCTTCCTATCGTGGGGAAATAAGACGGCCAGAGCAGGCATCTCAAGTCATAGATAGATCTGTGATGGTGCAGTTCGCAACCAGTAATGGTATCGCTCAGCGAAACTCAAATTTTAGATTAGCAGTCGAAACCACAAGTTCAGCTATGTTTAGCTTCAGTGATAAACATAAAGAATTGCCATTAAGCTGCAGAGAAATCGCAGCATCATTCAATAGAGTGAAGTTCCAACATGCTTAACATCATAAAAAGCATTCAACTTGTTGAAATAATTACATCTTTAAATAAAATGGACTTTGACCGGTCGAAAGTATTAACAGAAGATGCTAGTGTTGCTTTCAGCCTCAGAACAGAGTTTGCTGAAGATAATGAGAAGGTAACATGCAGGCTTAGTATCAGTATAGATGCACTTGGCACTCAAGATGACGGCCCTGATATCTTTAAATCTGCTTTGAAAATTGATTACATTTTCAAAATTCTGGATCGTGAAGCATTCTATTCGTTAAGTGACGACGAACGACTTAACCTCGCTTCGAATTATTCATATCTCGACTTTAGGGCTCGGTTAATTAACAGTTTGAAAAGCACCGGCATGGTTAGTATTGAAATTCCTTACTCAATAGATAAAATGAAAAATCCGAATTAATGCTTCTAACCCGGACACCTAGTGAACTACCATCCGAAAGTTGTACACCCAACCGCATGAGGTTCAGTTCATAGTGCCGGGTTTTTACTACCCTACTCTTCCCTCAGCATCAGTACATCCAGTGCCAACTCCACAGCCAGATCTACCTGGCCACCTTGCCACAACACCTGAATCATTTCTATCAGCGCCTCTCTTGAAGGCTCGCGCTTCTCAACCAGCAGCTGCATAACCGCTATCCCGATAACCTGCGCTATCTGCGGGTGCATCTCTGCGAAAAATTCATCCTCATTCAACATAGCCGCCCCCTATTGATGTTTTTTTAAGCATAACAGTACGTGCATAAAAAATAAATTCGTTTAGCTATCAGCAATTTAATTGCTATAGCTATTAATCAATATCAATACGTATTGCTATGACTAATACCCATTGCTATTATCAATCCATCCAAGCAACACCAATCACCGCACAGTGGTTGGGAATCAGAAAACGTTCGGTTGGCCGCCAGAAGGCTAAAAGCAACAGACCTTGCAATGCAGTGAATGCGGCTATGCGCACGCGGTTCAGTTAAAGCAGTACCACTTGTTTCCCGAAGTGGGGTGGAAAGAAAGCTGCCGATACCAGTTGTTAACTGGCTGGTATCACCGGGAGGCACCCGGCACTGCATTGCAAGGTCTGTTGGTAATTAACTTCACATGACAGTAAGGAGTGGCAAATGATCCGCGAACATGAAGTACCTGCGTGGCACCGGTTCTGTTTAAAGGTTGCCGTGCTTTTGGTTGCTGTTGTCGTTATCAGCTTCCCATTCTGGAGTAACAAATGAGCAGAAACGGCATTCGTTCCCTGGTTATCGCGCTGGCCATCGGATTGGTTTTCTGGGCAGGCGTGGCTGTCGAATTTATGTATATCAAAGGGGTGTTCTATGGCTAATTTGCTGCATGGCAACCCGGCTTTTAAAGCGGCACAAAGCAAGCTGGCTATTGCGCAATTTATTGGCAATGGCGAAATGTGGGCCGAAGCGTTTTCCTCTATGAAAGATATTTTCGAGAAAGCAAAGCATGCAGAAGATTTTATGTTTTGCGGTCGCGAAGAATCTCTCTCATCTCTGAAATTCAATGATGTTATTTTGAATCATGATATGTATGGCGACTTGGTTTCTGTTAACGCAGACACTGGCAATGCACATTATAAAATAAATACCGAAGTTTCTTACTAATATCATTACTTTTTATTTAATGCCTTAACTGGCAGGCATGAACACACATTAAATTCAACCGGAGATATATAAATGGAAGAAATAAAGTTGCACTGTCATGGTTGCGGCGGTTCTTTTGCTCGCAATGAGCTGCAATACCGCCCCTCTGGAAAGGGTGCTTATCGGAGAGACTTTTATTTTTGCCCGGTATGCAATGAGAAAGAAAAGCAGAAAATCGCCCTCTCTGCTGCTGCTTCCTCGTTTCGTAAAACCTTGCCGTCACGCCCTGGACACCTGGCCCACAAGCGCTGGTAGGTGAAGGATGATAATCACATCCAACCGTATTCCACCGCATGTAAACGAAAAGGCATCGCAAATCCTCAGCTTGTATAGCAAAGGGAACATAAAGCCATGCCGCATCAAATGTGGAAATTTAAGTTTAAAGATTGGAAGAAAATGGCGCTTATTATCCCGCAATAACGGGACCTGCTGGGAGGTTATGAGCCATGAAAGATACAACCAACTTAAAGACAGGAAAGCACAATCATGAAAATAGAATTTAACGATAAAGGTGTAATTGCTAGCGCCACGATTACAAGCACGGTTTTTGAATTCCGTCTCCATAACCGCGCCGTTGATACGGCGCTATTTCTTGCTCCTTCGGTTCGCGCTAAGCGTAGCGGTTTCTTTGTTTTAAAAACGGTTATTACCGGTAAAACCTCTCACGTACTGCGTGCGTATAAAGCGATTAAAGCGGAGGCATCACGATGAGCAAATCACTGAACGCACGTTGCATTCGCCGCTGGCAGGTGACGTTTAAACCCATCTGCGATTCAAAAGTTAACCCCTACTGGCGCAAAAGCGACCTGCGCGGGTATATCCGCGAAGCGGCGCTTACCACCGCTTACAGCATGGTCGAGAGCATGGCTGAACGTAACGCCAAGGTTGACTATGACGGTGAGCCGAACGGCTGGACGCCAGAATTTTCGGCCTGGTATCGGGAGCGCCATGAGCAGTACCTGAAAGAAGCGCGTGACTACCTGGACGAAGACGCTACTAACGACGAAATCGACGAAGAGATCGAGAACGAACTGGAGGCCTGGAATGACTGAGCGCGGAATGAAATTCTCCAAATTCACTGAGCTGGTAGCCCGCATCTGGTCCAACTCAACAACGCAGCGGCGCGACCCTGAGATTACCATCTCCATCCACTCGCCAGGCAGCATTGGTGCATCGCCATCCGTTGCTGTCGAGGCTATTCATCCTGGCTTTGACTGGGACGCCGGGCAGGTAATGATTTACCCAGCCCAGCCGCTGACCACGCTGACACCTGAGCAGGTGAACGATATCACTGAAAGCGTGCGAAAAGGCCAGTCATGGCACGCCTATGAGGCTTACAAGAAGCACAAATCCCAGTTGGAAAACGCTGCCCTTGAGCATGCAAAAATCGCCGGTCAGCGCGATGCACTGCTGAGCGCTCTTACCGACGCGCTGGAATGGATCGACGCGGTTCCATCAGAAACAGCCTTGCCAGCCATGCCAGGCTTCGACCGTGACGAGGTGAACAGCCTCATTGCCAGCATCAAAGGCGGTGCAGCATGAGCGACTTACTCGAAATAAAGGTCGGACGCACCTACCGGGCAAAGCGGCCGCGCGCAGCTGGCACTGTCATACAGCCACTGGTTAACGACCGTACTGTGCTCTGGTTCAATGGGACGCATGTCCAGTATGACAGCCCATCAGTTTCTTTTGGACGGCATTTCCCAAAGACCACAATTGAAAAGTTTTTTGCATGGGCATCCCACGATGTGACCGATGAACTTCCTCAGGGTGAGTACGCCCCCTGGCCAATTAAAAAGGCAGGTACACCATGTGGGTGATGATGAAGCTTAAACGCACTGGAGAAGAGGTGTTTTTCCAGTATTACGACAGCAGGGAAGCGGCTGAAATGGCGGTTAAGATTATGAACTCCATCGCCAGCGGCTGGGAATTCTATATCAGATAAAGAATGCAGCAGAGGTGATGCATGCAAACAATAATCCAGATCGAGCCAAACGAATGGGTTTCAGAGGACTTGCTGATGGCGGTCACTGGGATGAAGCGCGGCACCATTACACGGGCCCGTAAATCATCCTGGCTGCTTGGGCGCGAGTATAAGCACGTTTCCCCTGAAGGTGACCCAAAACCAACCAGCGAATGCATGTACAACCGCAAAGCGGTGGACGCATGGATTCAGGCCCAAAAGCAACCATTGGGTGATCGTGCGGTATGAAACAGGTAAGCTTACACCGCTCCTGGACGTCGGGAGGGAACAATGAGTAAAGAATCATACCCAACGGGCGTTGAGAACCACGGAAAATCACTCCGCATATGGTTCATTTTTAAAGGTAAGCGTGTCAGGGAAAATCTCGGTGTCCCTGACACCGCTAAAAACAGGAAGGTGGCCGGGGAGCTGCGAACGTCAGTTTGTTTCGCTATCCGCATGGGGACCTTTGACTATGCGGCGCAGTTCCCCAACTCACCAAACCTGAAAACTTTCGGCATCTGTAAGAAAGATATCACCGTGAAATTTCTGTCTGAAAAATGGCTGGAGCTGAAACGGCTGGAGATCTGCGCTAATGCCATAAACCGTTATGAATCGGTGGTCAGAAGCATGCTGCCGAGGATTGGTGCGAAAAAGCTGGTTTCGTGTGTGACAAGGGAAGAACTGCTGTATGTCAGGAAGGATATGCTGTCGGGGGAGAAGGGACTGAGTGTGGTGACGGTAAACTACTACATGACCACGATAGCGGGGATGTTTCAGTTTGCTGTTGATAATGGCTATGTGAGTGAAAACCCGTTTAACGGCATCAAGCCGCTAAAGAGGGCCAGGATAGAACCAGATCCGCTCACGCGTGATGAATTCGTTCGCTTGATAGATGCCTGCAAGCATCAGCAAACGAAAAACCTGTGGTCAATTGCGGTATACACAGGATTACGCCACGGTGAGCTGGTCTCCCTTGCATGGGAAGACATAGATCTGAAAGCTGGAACGATGACCATACGCCGGAATTATACGAAACTCGGGGATTTCACTCTACCAAAAACCGAAGCCGGTACCGACAGGGTCGTGCATCTGATCAAGCCAGCCATTGACGCTTTGAGGAACCAGGCGGAAATGACCAGGTTAGGCAAACAGTATCAGGTTGAGGTGCAACTACGGGAGTATGGCCGAACGGTTATTCACGACTGTACATTTGTGTTCAATCCTCAGTTGGTTAAAAAAAGTGGCAGCGTGGGTTACCTGTACAAAGCCGATTCAGTTGGTGACTCATGGGATGCGGCGCTTAAACGGTCAGGTTTAAGACACCGCAAGGCGTATCAATCGAGACATACTTACGCCTGCTGGTCGCTGTCTGCCGGGGCCAACCCGAGTTTCATTGCCAGCCAGATGGGACACGCCAGCGCCCAGATGGTTTTCAATGTTTACGGTGCCTGGATGGCCGACAGCAGCAGCGATCAGATTGCCATGTTGAACCAGAAATTATCGGACTTTGCCCCATCCATGCCCCATGGCATGGTGATAGGAATGTGA